GAACTGGACGTAACCCTGGAAGTGCGGAGTGCCGTTCTTGCCGGTCTCCAGCTGATAGACGATGTACTGCAAGTTGCGCCAACCGTTAATGTTGAGTAACTCGGTTGGGTTGTTGAGCGTGAAGCACCAGTGGTCGCTTTGCGGACCCCGCTTGGCAGCAGGCTGATGCTCCACGTGCGCGCCATCGTCCAGGGCCTCGGGCGCGGCGGGGCGCGCGGGGCGCTTGCCTTTCGCCGCCTTTTTCAGCTTTTTTTTGGCCGGAGGCTTGGCCTTGGGCTGGCGGATGAATGCGGCGGCGAAGCTTTCAGCGTTGTTGGGGAGACGGGCAGCCACCGGTGGTGGACTGCGATCCCTCTCCATATCAACCGAAATTTCATTTCGGTTGATGCGAGGTGCCGGGTAATACTGGTTCCCGGCACCTCGCATCACGGTGTCGCTGCGCTCCGCCGTGGGTGGCATAGGGGGTTTGGAGAGTGGGGGACCATCCTAAGACTTATTTTTTTACTTTCTATGGTGCCAACTCTGTGCTGGGAGTTGGGCGACTTTGTTTTTTTCCCTCAGGAAAAAAGGTCGCGGGGGTCGATCTCCTCCAGGGCCTGGAGCTCGTTGGCGAGCATGGTGACGTAGGGAACCACGTGTCGTAGCATGTCGTCGTATGCGCGAGCCCTCCACGCGGGGTGGAAGGACTCGTTGCCGATGGCTCGGTTGATGCCACGGCTGTAACCGGGGTTGCGCTTGGCGCGCTCGATGTCAAAGGGCCACTCGGTTGAGTGGCCGTATCCTTTGCCACCGGGAGGGAGAAGGTAGCTGGCCCAGCGGACCTTATCAGCGTGCTCTTGCCGGGCGCGACGCAGCCCTGCATCACGCTGGTACTGGGCGAACACGCGAGAGTGGTCGTACTCGTTCCAAGTGTGCGTGGGGCGCCACTTGGGGTCGACCCACTTACGCATCAGCGAAAAATACACCGAAAATTTTTACTCGGTGAAACGCGCCTGCTTGCGCGGCTTGTAAGGACCACGCGGAGCTTTGGGGATGGTGGCACTCACTGCGTTAGCATAGCTGCGGCAGATGGCGATGACGTTGGCCTTCCCCAGCTCAGGGAACTGGGAGAAGTAGAGGTGGAGGTCGGGCTCCACTTCCTCGTCCTCGGGCGGCTCGTCCTCACCCCAGAGCTGGGTGAGGGAGAAAGCTGCAGGGCCTTTCTCAGCCGCGGCGCGCTTCAGCGTGCGCGGAAGCGGCTCCTCCTCGTGGTACTCGTTGCGCTCGTACTCGTCGGCATTGGGGTCAGGTTCATCCTCGTACTGCTCGTCGCAGTAGAGATCAGGGGGGTTCATGGGTTGCTCAGAGTCACTCATCGCAGCGGGAAAAATTGGCGAACGGTGGAAAAAAAAACAAAAAAAAACACATCAAACCATGCTAGCTTGGGTTTGGACACGAATCGGGTTTCCCGGCGTAAGCCTACTGTTGCACCTATGTTCTCTTGGCCTTGCCCGTGAACATGTCGATGTGTTTTCAGGACGATGTATCAAAGCTCAACGAGTACTTTTAATTGCGCGGTACAGATGTTAACCGCGGAAGCGAATACGGGCGTTGTAGCTGAGGAGCGCAGTGCCTTGATGGCTGAACGCCACGAGGTGCAAAGAGTTGTCCACGACGTTGGCAATGGAAGCAGTAGTGCCGGCGTTGAAGTTGACTGGCAGCTGAAGTGGCACATACCAGTCAAAGTTGACCTGGCGAGCAGAAGCTGCGAAGTTGTTGTCAGCCTCGTTGGCGAGGGTGAGGTAGTCAAGACTGATGACTTCGGACTTGAGCACGCGAAACCGCTCGGCAAAAAGGAGGTTGCGGATCGGCGCGGACGCCGTGCGGACACTGGCAGAAGGGTTCTTGAAGACATCCTCGCTGTTGAGTTGCGCGCCGTTGCTTTGTGTGTCGAGAACCAAAGCAATGAACACAGCGTCCGCGTCGGAAGGATTGACTGCATCCTCAACTTGACCCTTGATCAAAGTGCCCTTGACTTGGACACTATCAATCATGATGCGCTTGCCCTCGCGGTTCTGCTCGCCGTCGCCTTGGGAAGGCGTGGAAATCATGCTGGTTGCACTGGGATCGTACTCGCCTCCAGTGCAGTCGGCAGAAGCAGAAACAGTGGCTGCATCACGGCCAGTGTCGTAGAACTTGTGCTCGATACCAAGGAAACCAGCTGTAGTCGCGTTCAGAATGGCACGACGAGCAGAAGTGCCGCGGCGACCAACACTGCCGAAGGAACGTGCAGCGGCACGCAACTTCGCACGCTGCATGGTAGTAGCAGGGCGAGCGCGCTGGCTAGCGCGTGTGCCCTTGCGATACTTGGGTCCCATGCGCTTAGACATTTCGCTTGAAATGTTGACGTGAATTAATTGTCCCAATAATTCACGTGAATATGAACTGACCCTCTGGGTTGACAAGATTAATGAATATTAATCCGGTTACGGGTGAGGAATGTATAGCATGTCGTTAAACAACAACGCTGAGTTGCCGATCGCGGGGCGCGGATCGTCTTCAGGAGGACCTGGGTGGCGGCCGCCACGGAAGGCCTCGGGATGTACCTCGGTCAAATGCTCAAGAATGCTAATGCGACGTTCCAGCTCGGTCCAGTCGCGACCGAGCTTGTCGAGATGCTTTTTGTAAAGGCGTGCGGGATGATCGACACTGGTGAATATGATGGTATGGGCTACGAACTTCTTCGACCCGCCGTCGGTGGGGACCTCGAGCGGATAAGGTTGAAGAAGACGCATGAGCATGGTCCATGTCATGCCGCCTGCGTGATAGTCGTCGAATATCACGACAGGTTCGTAGTTGTAGTTGTCAAAGCGAATGCCGTTGGCCTTGGCCTGCGGAGCCCAATAAGTGGCCTGGCCATCAGAATATCGAAGAGCAGATGATGTCTTGCCGGTGCCTGATGGGCCCCAGATCCAGATGACACGCATATCATCGTGGCTCTCGCGGGTGCGATGGGGCATGCGGAGATCGCGATACTTGTTGAAGGCGCGCTCATAGCGGACGTAGTCGGAGAAATGGTCTTTGGCGATGTCTTGCATCGCCTTGCCTTGATCGAGCTCTTGTTGAACCATCAACAGGTCGGTCCGACCACCGCGTTTGCCAGCACGAGGCTGAAGCGTTCCCCAAGCGTGGGGGCCCGCAAACGCATGTCCAACTATGCGCGCAGGAGTACCATCCTTGTTGTTGTCCTTGGTGCAGTAGGCCTGGTTCTCGAGATGCGTGCCGTTGGCCGCCTCGACATGGGCACGGGGAATGAGCTTGCGGACGGCTTCGCCGTAAGTGCGGGTAGTGAACTGGACGTAGCCCTGGAAGTGGGGGGTGCCGTTCTTGCCAGCCTCCAGCTGGTAGACGATGTACTGCAGGTTACGCCACCCGTTAATGTTGAGAAGCTCGGTTGGGTTGTTGAGCGTGAAGCACCAGTGGTCGCTCCGCGGACCCCGCTTGGCTGCGGGCTGCTGCTCCACGTGTGCGCCGTCGTCCAGGGCCTCGGGCGCAGCGGCGCGCGCGGCGCGCTTGCCTTTCGCCGCCTTTTTCAGCTTTTTTTTGGCCGGAGGCTTGGCCTTGGGCTGGCGGATGAAGGCGGCGGCGAAGCTTTCAGCGTTGTTAGGGAGACGGGCAGCCACTGGCGGTGGGCTGCGGTCCCTCTCCATGGCGCAAATAAATTTGCGCCGAGGTGCCGGGTAATACTGGTTCCCGGCACCTTGGAGCAACGTGTCGCTGCGCTTCCCCGTTGGTAGCAAAGGGGGTTTGAGACCCTGGGGATCAACCTGATACTTATTTTTTCACTTTCTACGGTGCCAACTCTGAGCAGGGTGGGAGACGACTTTGTTTTTTTCCCTCAGGAAAAAAGGTCGTCGGGGTTGATCTCCTCCAGGGACGCGAGCTCGTCGGCGAGCATGGTGACGTAGGGAACCACGTGTCGTAGCATGTCGTCGTATGCGCGAGCCCTCCACGCGGGGTGGAAGGACTCGTTGCCGATGGCTCGGTTGATGCCACGGCTGTAACCGGGG